TCACAAGTCGCCATTAAGAAGAATCCGATGATGATGATGTTCTCCACCGCCGGCGACCAAGGGTCCACAGTGCTTCTCCAGCTTCGAGAGCAGGGTATGGCAGCGATTGATTCGGGCCGGACTGGATCGCTGTATTTCGCCGAATGGTCATTGCCACCCGGAGTGAGTTTGGAGGATCGGCGCTACTGGGGATGGGCGAACCCAGCACTCGGGACAACAATAACCATGAAGGCGCTTGAGCTCGCGTTTGACTCGCCGAACCGCCAAGCGTTTATCCGAGGCCACCTCAATTTGTGGGTGGACTCAACTAACTCGTACCTGCCGATTAACTTGTGGAATGATCGCAAGACCGAAGATCCGATGCCTTCAATCCAGTGGCTTGTCATTGACTCGTCAGTGGACGAGTCACGCTATGTCGGCATTGGTTGCGCGTATGACGGGACGCGAGTGATCGTGACGACCGAGTTTGTTGTGGAGTCCGCTCAACAGATGTGGGCCGAAGTGGTGACTCGAATGTCGGACCCTACGGTCAAGCTCGCGTGTACTCCGACACTGGAGATTCACTGCCCTCCAGACCTTCGCCGAAGGATGACGATCGTTGGCTATGCAGAACTCATTAAGTGGACTGGTGCAGCTCGTGCAATGATCGTTGAGGATCGTGTCCGCCACACTGGCGATCTTGCACTTTCGGAACACTTCGCTCGAGCGGTCGCAGTCAAAACGGGAGGCGCAATCGTGCTCAGTTCGCAGAAGTCGCCCGGACCGATAGAGCTCGCCAGATGTTCGGTGTGGGGAATCATGCTCACCTCACGACCGAAAGCCTCCACGAGACCTCAGATGGCTTTTGGTTGACCTTCGTGGACACGGACCGAAAGACCTGAGAGACTCCGATAGATGGCACTGTTCGGCAACAAGAAACGCACCCCAAGTTTCACGGCTCCGCCATTACAGGCGGCCGCGGGATCGTCTGCGCAAATTGGACAGTTCTACTCTTACTCTGTCGGGGCGAGTACCGAATTGGCCCTCTCGTGCGCGACGGTCTCGCGCGCTACGCAAATGATCCTCTCCATGGTCGGCTGCCTACCGTTACGCCACTACACAAAACAATGGACCGGCGAACGGTACGAAAAAATTTATCTAGAAAACGAATCATGGATGGACCAGCCCGACCCTCGCTCCACCATGAACTTCATCATGAGCAATACCGCCATGGATATTATGATGCGCGGTCGAGCCTTCTGGTACATCACAAGTCGCTCATCGGCAACAGGTCGCCCGCTCTCGTTTCAGTGGTTACCAGCATCCATGGTCTCAACATTGGACCAAGCAGGCCCACAGTTCTTCGGTCAATCAAACGAAGTTACATTTAACGGGGTACAGCTGCCGACAGAAGATGTCATCCAGTTTATTTCAGGAGTCCAAGGATTCCTGTTCACTGGCGCTCGCACCATTACCACGGCTTTGAAACTTGATCAAGCAGCGGAACGCTTCGCAGTAAACGAGATCGCTGCAGGATGGCTACAAGTTGGCGACAACGCTGAACAGATGTCCGCTGAAGATCTGGGAGAACTAGCTGGAGCATGGCGCACCGCCCGACAGACAGGTGCTATCGGCGCACTATCTGGCGGAATTTCATTTCACGAATTTACGAGCGACCCAAATAAACTGCAGCTCTTGGAATCGCGTCAGTACAGCAGTCTTGAAGTATCACGCCAAGTGGGTGTCCCTGCGTACCTTTTAGGAATCGGCGTGCCCGGATACACATACCAAAACGCGCAACAGGCTCGCCAAGATCTCTACCTGTTCGGAGCAAAACTAGTCCTTGATGTCATTCAAATGACACTCAGCATGGTTAATGTCCTACCAAGAAATCGTTTTGTAGAATTTGACACTGAGTCCTACATTTACGAAAACCATCTCGCCGAAGTACCTGTCGAAGAAGCAGGACATCGTGAAGAAGAGGAAGCCTACACATGATCAGATTCAACGCTCAGCTTGTCACGCTTGACGCGTCAGCAGACGACTCTCAACCATCGCGCACCATCACCGGTATCGCTGTTCCGTGGGATGTTGTCGCCAATTTGTCAAACGATGTCGGCCCAGTGAAATTCTTGAAAGGCTCCATCTCCGTTGATGGCCCGATGCCGAAGCTTCTAGAATTTCATGACGATACACGCGTGATCGGCCGAGTGACCGAGAGAGTGTCAAGCGACGAAGGGCTCATGTTTTCGGCAACACTGTCAAAGACAAGAGCTGCAGATGATGCCATGGCACTTTTGGAAGATGGCTCTATCTCGGCAGTGTCCATCGGAGCAATCCCACTGAAGTTTAAGCGTGTTGATGGAGTAATGGAAGTCAGCGAAGCACGCATGATTGAGCTGTCGCTTGTGTCCTTCCCGGCTTACGCCGACGCAGAGATTCAGTCTGTCTATGCCTCAGCAGAGGAACCAGAAGAAATACCAGAAGAAGAAACCCCACCACAACCATCCGAGGAGGATGAAACCATGTCAGAACCCACTACAGTTGAGGCCGCAGTTGCGACTCAACCCATCTACGCAACCGCAAAACAAGAGTTCAAGATGCCATCCGCAGGCGAATGGATGGCCGCACAGTTCGCAGGTGGCTCAATTGCCGCCGAGTTCAACGCTCGCCTGCGCGCCGCCGCTCCATCGGTCACCACTAGTGATTTGGATGGCATCATGCCCACGCCCATTGTGGCTCCCATCTATTCTGGCATTCAGGGATTGCGCCCAGTCGTAGATGCCATTGGTGCTCGCGCCATGCCAGCAGGAGGCAAGGTTTTCATAATTCCAAAAATTACGACACACACCTCAATCGGCGGCCCCCAGACACAGAACACAACAATCACTGCTGGACAGTTCATTGTTGATGATGTTCAAGTCACAAAAGGAATCTACGGTGGCTATGTCCAACTGTCAGAAGCCTCAATCGACTGGTCAGACCCCGAAGTCCTCGGAGCATTGTTGGAAGACCTTGGTAAAAAATACGCATTGTTCACCGACGATGTTGCGGCCGACGCGTTGCTCACTGGCACAACTCAGGCCACAGGCAATGTGGCTCCAACAGATCCAGCCGACTGGGTTGCCAAGATCTACGCTTGCGCCAACACCATTCTTTCAAGCGGTAACTATTTGCCAGATCATCTTTTCGTGTCTGGCGATGTATTTGCGCAATTGGGAACGCTCTCAGATACTTCGGACAGACCGTTATTTCCACAGGTCGGCCCGATGAATGCGTTTGGCACAATGAACGCCGCTTCACGCGAATCAATCGTCTTCGGGCTTCGCCTCGTAGTGGACACTAACTTCGCAGCGAAGACCACGATTGTGGGAGCGGCCGCCACTGGAGCGTTCCGTTGCTACGAGCAACAGAAGGGCGCGATCGTTGCCGACATCGGTTCAGGAGCATCAACTCTCTCACGCGATGTGGCTTTCCGTGGATACTTCGCACCAATCATGATTGACGCGAACCAGTTCATGAAGATCCCTCAAGCCTGATCCCACTGAGATTCTGAGAGCCTGAACCATGTCCACATTCACCGTCACACATCAGCAGATTACTGACAATGTGTGCGTGGTTCAGACTCTCGAGTCCACCGACATTCTTGTCGGACAAGAGATCACACTCTCAGGATGCGATTCCGACATTAACGGCACACACATTGTGTTCCAGATTCCGATCTACTACTTCACAGGAATTAACGAAGCCGGCGACTACCTTTTCAACGATCAGATCGTTTACACAAACCAGATCCTGTTTCAACTTGTAGCCGACGATCTTCAGCGGTCAGCTGTTGATCCTGTCGGATCGCTTGTCTGGACTGCCCCGACAGAGTGCCAGTGGTGCGATGTGGCTCAGCTCACCGAGTTTCTTGGCATTAGCGGAGCAACAGCAAACGACACAGCCTTCATGACGACATCAGTTAATGCCAGTAATGCCTACTGCTTCAAACGGAGGTCTCAAGCCGGCTACAAAGACGATCTGATCACTGTTCCAGATGCTGCAGTCCTCGCCGGTGCCGTGTTAATGGCTGCAAGCTTGTATCGAGAGCGCGGCAGCATTGACTCCTTCAATAGTTTTCAAGACATGAACATCTCCGCACCAGTCGCTTCCATGGGCCGAATTAACTCGCTTCTCGGAATCAAGAGAGCGCAAGTGGCATGAGATGGCAGGAATCTTCACAGACACGATCAACGCTGTCTCGGCGACGATCACAGCTCTCAACCTTGTGCCGGTCACTGATCCTCGGAACGCTCGACCGCTCACTGTATTTATTGAGTTACCTGTTTTCACTTCGTTCAATAACCAAACAGCGGACATCACAATTGATCTCCGAGTGTTGGGCGCGCCACCCGGCAACCAAGACACTACGGACTACATACTCGGAGTCGTTGATCAACTAATGAACTCCTCCCTCGCAGTCATCTCTGGCAGACCCACGATCGCTCAGATCGGATCTGCCGAGCTTCCTGCCTATGACCTCACAATAAGAATCGGCACCAGCCGCGTATAAAGGAACCCACTATGGCAACAGTTACCTACTTATCAAACCCGACCGTCAATGTCACGAGCCCTTCCGCTATGGCGCTCACGGATCACTGTTCAGCAGCGACCTTGACGCTCACCGCTGAAGCACTTGAGAATACGGCCTTCGGTCAAACCTCAAGGACTTTCACCGCTGGATTGTACAACAATGAGCTCACCCTCACACTGTTCCAAAGCTACGGCACAACCGAAGTAGAAACATTCTTGAACACTTTGTTCGGCGTAATTTCCACCATCGTCATCAGCCCTTCTGGAACATCGGAAACAGCGTCCAACCCTGAGTACACGCTCACTGGTTGCTACTTGGAAACCGTGACACCAATCATGGCAACGGTCGGCGAGCTCTCAGTAGTTGAGGCCACCTTCAAGGGCGGCGTTTACGCTCGAGACATCACACCGTAAACCATAAGCAATCCCAATCCCGACAGGAGAACAAATGAAAATCACACTCAGCGTCAAACTCACCGATGGTGAGACCTACCAAGTAGTCACGAACCTTTTCGTGATCATTTCGTGGGAACGAAAGTTTAAGCGCCGAGCATCAGATCTATCAAGCGGAATCGGAATGGAAGATCTCGCCTACATGGCCTACGAAGCCAGTAAGCAGCAAGGTCAACCAGTCCCGATCTCATTTGATGCGTTCGTGGCAAAGTTAGAAGATTTGGAAGTCGTGGAGACCGCATCTGCAGTCCCTACACAGGAGGCCACCGGCGACAACTAGCAGCTCTGCTAGTTGAGACAGGATTCTGGCCTCCACACATCACATTCGAAACAGATGATTTGGCGACCTGCGTCCACATCATCAACGAGCAAAGACGGAAAACTTAATGGCAGCATCAGTCAGCATCGAGTATGACGGACTGAAGCAGGCTCTCCGTGAGATCGGCAAAGTAGATCCTGCGCTCCGTCGCCAGATCACAAAAGACATCAAGTCCGCTGCCGACCCTCTGGTCTCCGCCATCAAAGACTCCATACCGTCCACGCCTCCGCTGTCCGGACAAAAAGGTTTCTCTCGTACTTCATGGAAAAACGAGTCAAAGAATGTGACCGTCAAAGTAGACACTCGTAAAGCTCGCAAACGCAACCTGACGCAAGGTGCAGAATTTGAGTCCATCGGCACAGTCCGCATCACCGCCAAAGGTGCAGCTCTATCAATGACCGACATGGCAGGCCGAGGCCCAAACTCAACACGAAACAGCAACCCTGCTCGAGCACGCCCAAACTTTGCTAGTGAGCTCACCAGTAAACTTCGGACACCTTCACGCTTCATGTGGGCGCGCTCCGACGACTATCTGGACGAGATCACTCGGCGCGTAGACAAAATCGTGGTAGAAGTGATGAATGAGACAAACAAAAGAATTGTGAAACGCTAATGGCAATCAACCTACCCATCATCAGCGAATGGAACCCAAAAGGCTTGAACAGAGCCATTAACGATTTCAAGAAGCTGGAAACGAACGGACAGAAAGCATCTTTCGCCATTAGAAAGGCTGCAGTACCGGCAGGCCTCGCTCTTGCAGCTCTCGGCGCTATCGCTTTCGATGCAGTCAAAGCGTTCGCCGAAGATGACGCTGCAGCACAAAAACTCGGAACAACTCTCAAGAATGTCACCGGAGCAACAGAAGCTCAAATCAAATCAGTAGAGGACTTTATAACCAAGACATCCAGAGCTGCAGCAGTCGCCGACGACCAACTCAGACCAGCTCTTGATTCGCTCGTTCGTGGCACAGGAGATGTCACCAAAGCACAAAACCTTCTCACCCTTGCACTCGACATTTCAGCCGGTACAGGGAAAGACCTCGGCTCTGTCTCCGATGCGCTCTCAAAAGCATTTAACGGAAACTTTATGGCGCTCAAAAAGTTAGATCCAGCACTTGCCGAACTCATCAAATCTGGAGCATCAACCGACGAAGTATTTGCAGCTCTCGGCAAAACTTTTGAAGGTCAAGCGTCAGTCGCTGCAAATACAACTCAGGGAAGTATGAAGAATCTGAACATACAAATGGGCGAACTCAAAGAATCTATCGGTGCAGCTGTTATGCCCGCTTTGCAAGCACTAATTCCATACTTAATGAAGTTCGCTACATGGGCACAGGAAAACCCTGATCTGGTCAAAATTGCAGGAGCCGCCATCGTCGGTCTTACAGCTTCAATCGTTGCCATGAATATCGCTATGGCACTCAACCCGTTAGGCGCTATGGTTTTGGGTCTTGGTGCAATAGCGACAGGCGCAGCGATTGTGTTTGTCAAGTTTGAACAGTTCAGACCTTTGTTGCTTGGACTTTTTGGCCCTGCCGGTATTGCTGTTGGGGCTGTCCTGTATTTCAAAGACACAATTATTGACGCATTTGACACAATAAAAAATCTTGGTGCTTCAATCTTTAACGGTATTGGCACTGCTTTTAAGGGTGTCATTAACGCTGTTGTAGCTGGGTTGGAAGGGGGCCTTAACTTTGCTATTAAAGGCTTAAACATTATCCTTGACGGTATTGACACCGCCGCTGGGCCGTTTGTCAATTTTGGCGAAATTCCCACTGTTAATCTGCCTCGACTAGCTGAAGGCGGCATAGTGACGTCGCCTACTATTGCAATGATTGGTGAAGCTGGCCCTGAAGCTGTCATACCGTTGAACCGTGCCGGTGGCATGGGCATCGGTGGCAACACGATTACGGTCAATGTAAACGGTGGCGACCCCAACAGCATTGTAAGAGCCCTTCAGCAATATGTGCGTCAGTCGGGCCCAGTGCCAGTTAACACTAGAGCCATGTAATGGCAAAAATAATCTGGACAGTTTCAACTGACGGTGGCGGCACAGTTTTTACAGACCGTGTTCTGTCAATGAATATTACCCAGGGCCGTGAAAAGTATTTAGATAATTATTCAGGTGGGCAGTGTGTCATCACCATTAACAACAGCGGTAATTACGCCGATGGACTTACTTACGGCAAAAATATCAACGTCACAGGCTATTACGCTTCAGGAGTTTTTAATTGTGACTTTTGGGTGCAAGAAGTCGTTTATGACGATTACCCAGGCAACACAGGACTAAACACGGCAACCATTGTTTGTGCTGATTGGATTAGTCGTGCTGGTCGAATTAACGCAAACAATGTCGTTATTGCGCAAGCACTATGCGACACTCAAATAGGCGTACTTGAAACAGCCATACTGCCTTCAGACATGAACACAGTTAGTTTTGGTTCATCGTCTACAGCCAGCGGGACAACTTACACAGGTTCATTTAGCAACTACCTAAACCTGCTAGTGGTCACTGAGCGTGGTTATTGTTTTCAAGACGCAAATGAACTGTTTTTTATTGGGCGTAACTATGTTTCTAGTTTAAGTCCTGTTCTTACAACTATCGGCAGAACGACAGGTCTTACACAAATTGCATATCAAACATTCCAACGGATTCAAAACGGTACACAGTTCATAAACACGGCGACAGTTTCGCCTGACGGATTGTCTAGCCAAACAAGCACTAACTCCAGTTCTGTGTCAACTTATGGCGGTGCGTTTTATTCGTCGTCAACAGTTGATTACAACACGACGCAGGCTTTAGGTAACGCCAGTTGGATTGCCAACACTTTTAGTGACCCAGCCGATTTACGATTTGCTTGCACTTTTACTGATGTAATGCAAAACGCTTCTGCTTTGGAATCATGGTTAGGCGATGTTTTTAATGGTGCTAATCGCACTATTAACTTGTCGTATCAAGTGCCTGGCGGGCTTTTAACTACTACCGCCGTGGTTATGGAAGGTTTTACAATAAATGTGACGCCTGAATTGGCTGAGTTTTCTTGTACTTTTTCGCCATTAGATTACTACCAGTTTTTTACACTTAACTCATCAACTTTAGGTATTTTGGATACCAGTCGACTTGGCTGGTAAAGGAGAAACATTATGGCGATTTCACCCAACACAACTTTTTCGTCGGGCGCTGTATATACAGCAGATCAGGCAAATCGGTTCCCTCGTGGAGTGATGGCCTACAACGCCAGCACAACTACTGACTCAACCATCACAGCTGAGGAAATACAAATAACTTCTTCATCGTTTACTGCTGTTGCAAATCGTTATTACCGAATCACTTACTATGAGCCACAAATTGCAACACCAGCAACAGTCGGTACTTTTTTTGTAGGTAGAATCAGACTTACTAATTTGGCTGGAACGCAATATGCCACAGGCATTGTACAAAACATTGCGGCGGCAGCAAATAATTACACTTTGACTACTTCTGCTGTTGTAACTTTGTCGGCTGGTTCAACTGTTATTGTGGCCTCGTTATCGTATTCATCAGGTACTGGTTCTGCTACACGATCAGCAACTAGCCCTGCTTATCTACTAATTGAGGACATAGGCCCGTCATGAAAACTTTGGCGGTACTCATGGGACTCATTGTCGGTCTATGGATTTGGATATGGGCATGAGCATCAACCCCAGCAAAGCCCTTATAGCCCTCGTCGGCCTTGTGTGCATAACAGTCCTTTTGGCAGTCGGCAAAATCCAAACATCCGAAGGCGTCCCAATCCTCACAATGATCATCGGATACTCAATCGGAAACGGAATCAATGCCCTACGCGGAACAGAGAACACAGGGATCATTAACAAAAAGAAAGACCCAAAATGACAGTACGACCGTACACAGGCAACAGCGACGGACATCATCCGACACCTCGAGCCGGCACGAAGCGTTTTGTAGAGTTTTGTGAGTACCTGTTCGGTGTCAAGTCCATTGGCATTTATGCGAAGCGTCCGATGCGTTCAGGCCCACAGCTGAGCGTTCACGCCACATGGCGAGCAGTAGATCTCCAAGGCACGATCCCGCAACGCAGAGCTCTTGTGCAGTTTCTTTACCAGCATCGTGACGATCTGAACATTGAAGAGATCCATGCTTACGATGGCACTGGATGCCCCTTGACTGGCCTGACAAAGTGGGGAGCCGGCTACCGCTGCGATCGTGATGCTTGGAAGGCTTGGACTGCTACACGCAATGGTGGCACGCCCGGAGCCCAGTGGACCCACATTGAGATCTCACCGTTGATGGCGGATAATCCGAAACTGGTTGAGGAAGCGTTCGCTCGAATCTTTGCCGAATGACTTGACATCTTGTCGCTAATTCGGTCAACTGACTGTGCCAAGAGAGCACAGCACAAGCTGAGCCCCGACACTGGAGGCACTAATGAATCCATTTAAGTTTCTACTATTAAGCGGAGCAGGCTATTTGAGCCTTGTCATGATTTTCGGATCAGGAGGAGAGTCATCGCCAGAGTCCATAGTCAAAGTTCCACAAACAGTCCAGATCGTCCCTTTGACCGATGAGCAGATTGCCGACCGAAACGCTGAGATCGCTCAACAGATCGCAGAAGAGAACGCGACCATCTACAATGAGCCTGCAGAGACCTCTACGACGCTTCCACAGCTCGCCCAGATAGATCCTGACACTAAGTGTCAAGAATGGCTACCGCTCGCCGTAGAGATGGGCTGGCCCAACAGAACCGAAGTCCTGCAGACCCTCGGTCGTGTGATGTGGAAAGAGTCCCGCTGTCAAGCGATCTCGGTTGATTCTGAATGGTTTAATGGTCACGATTACGGCCTGACACAAATAAACGAAATCCACGAAGAATGGCTGTCGGAGATGGGCTGGACTCTTGAGGACATGGCGATCCCCTCATCAAACCTTCGCTTCGCCTACCTACTGTGGAACGCTCGAGAAGAGCAAGGACTTTGTGGATGGCAGCCGTGGAGTATTTCGTGCTGACTTGGCAACAGCGAGCAGCTTGTCGTGATCTGCCCGTTAACTGGTTCTTCCCAGAGCAAGGTGCGGAGTCTTGGCATCAACTGCGTAGAGCTGTCGCTGTATGCGAATCCTGTCCAGTCATAGAGGACTGTCTCAAATATGCGCTGTCTTTCGGCTATCGAGCCCTTCCGGGCATTTGGGGAGGCACATCAGAGAACCAGCGCCACGAGATGCTCCTCTCTGACACACCCATCAACTAGTGTCGGATTATCCAATAGGAAGGATTATCAATGAACGACCCCGACGGTATGGTTCAGACGATCAGAGAGCAAGAGAAACACATCGCAGATCTTGAGCTTCGGTTGACTATCAGAAACAAAAGGATTTTATGGTGGCAAGGTATGGCCTCCGATCTGTATGACGAGCTCATCAGCTTTTACAAACCAGCGTCAGATCCTTTCGGATCTATGACCTCCACGATCAACAGGTTTGAGGAGGCTGAACGCTATGGATCTGAGTAACTATGTGGATGTCCCGACACGCTTCGCAGCTTTACTCGCCAAGTGGCCCGAGCTTCGAATCAAGGAGCATCGCCCCGAGATCGTCACAGTCGGAGACCAGATCTTCATTTCGGTCACGATGCAAGCATGGCGGACTCCCGAGGATCCGCTCCCATGTCAAGCGACCTGTTACGAGCCTTTTCCGGGCCGTACAAATTTCACAAAATTGGCAGAGCAACAGAACGCGTCCACTTCATGTCTTGGACGCTTGGCTGGGCTCATGATGTCGTTCCCGAAAATGGCCTCATTGGAAGAAGTGCAGAATCGTCAGACTGACACTAAGACTGCTAAGCCGTGGGAAGCCTCAGAAGGCCAGAGGAGACTCCTCAGGGCTCTCGGCTATGCCGGCGAGGTTCCTAATGGTCGGCTCGCTTTTGAGTCACTGGTCGCCGACCTGAAAGCGAAACAGATGACCGCTGAGGAATCGTTCTGATGATTCGAGTACAAGTCACTAATTCTCTTGTCAAAGAAGCGCAACAGTTAATCAAAGATATTGATCCGTCTCGTTTTGAGAAGCGTGCAGATTACAAAGAAGAACATTTGCTACTGGGTGCAATCGGTGAAATTGGTGTTATTGATTACTGCTGGACTAACGATCTTTTGGCGTTTAAGAATGAAGGATACTCGTCGGATGTCAGGCTGTACTCAGGCCACACCGTTGAAGTCAAAACGGCAAAATGTTCTACTGTCCCAAAAATTATCTACGAGGTCAATTTTGGTGCTCAAAAAACACACACTGAGAAATCTGACTTTGTGTTCTTTAATCGACTTCAGTTTGTCGCCGGCAAACCTGAGGCGCTATGGCTGCTTGGTGCGTGCTCTTGGGACAAGTTTTTTAGGTTGGCAACATTTCAAAGAGAAGGCGAAGCAATGATGAATTTATATGACAATGGAGAAGGCGGTCCGTCAAATCGGTTGTACAACACTGACTGCTTCAACTTGCCTATCTCACAGCTTGCGCCTCCCAGCGCCACACTCAAACATTTTAAGTCCCTACAAGCGAAAGAGGAAGCACAATGAGCCCCGACACAAGTGAATGGATGCAACCTGTCCGACCTATACGAGTTCTGTTCAAGACCTCAGAGACCGACCGCCATCATGTCCACATCTTCGCCATCCGTACCATCGGCGACCAGTGCGAATACTTGACCATAGATGGCATCTTCATTCTTGCGATGTCAAGAAGCGTGATGTATGCCGAGACTCTCATTGATCATGAATGGACGATGCTCGGATGATCCAGTATCAGGTGATCTCTATGTATCGAGTCGGCAACCCTCGCAAATTGACCGAGAGCCAACACTCGGAGCTGCACACGAACCTGCCGACGGTTATGACGCTCCTGAACGCCGATCAGCATCTTGACCGCTATGTCAAGGTCATTGTGGACGGTCTCGCTGTCGGCTATCAGTCTTATCGGGCAGGTAAGCGCGTCACCATAGAGGACCTGTCATGAGCATCTATCGAGCGCCCAGACCTGAATCAAACTGGACTCAGATCCGTAACGAGATCATTGAGGATGCACGACTGACCTTTAAGGCCACAGCAGTCCTCATCTTTGTCCTGTCCAAACCTGACAACTGGAGAACATCCACACGACACCTCGCCACAGTCAAAAAGGAGGGTATAGATGCTATCCGTACAGCAATGTCAGAGCTTGAGTGCGCCGGCTATATCAAGCGCCGAAGGTATCAAGACGAACAGGGTAAATGGCAGTACGACACCCTCGTCTTTGACACCCCACAGACTGTGGATAAAGGTGTGAGGAACACATCACTGCAGGTCAAACCTCGTGAGGATAATCCCTACGGGGATAATGCCGATGTATATCAAGAACTAATAAATAAAGACTATGAGATAGTCCCTACGCGCACTCAAAGAGCAAACCACACGACCTGTGGACAATGCAGAGACACAGGATGGAAAGTCATCAAAGGGCTAGAGCTTGACAAGTGCGGATGCCTCATAGGCATGGAGATTCATGGCAGGTAACCCAATCTATGGAACTAAACGCTGGAAAGAAGTTCGCCGGCTTACACTCGAGGAAGATCCAGAGTGCCATTGGTGCAGACTCAAAGGCAAAAGAACCAAGGCCACACAGTGCGATCACATCGTAGAGCTGGATCGTGGAGGCGACCCATTTGACCGCTCAAATTTAGTGAGCAGCTGCAGCAGTTGCAACGCATCCAGAGGAGCCCGATTTGTCAACGCCAAAACAGCCCAACGAATCCAAAATCGCAACAAAGCAACAAACCTTTTTTTTAATGACGTAAAGTCCACCCCG